ACCCAACTAAATTACCTTTTTAATTAATCAATGGAGGGTGTAATAGCCCTCCTTAAAATCAATCACTATGAAAGCAGAACTCACATTAAAAATAGATTCGCTATACCAAGTCATTAATGACCCTAATAATCTGAAGGCTCAACAACTAATCAATGATGCACCAAATAAGGTCGAGGACAAACTATCTTACGACATTACTGAGCATACTATCAAATTAGCAAATGAAGTCGTTAAATCAATTGAATCAAGTCGTAAGGCTATTACATCACCACTTGATGCATACAAGAAGCAAATCATGGACGTGGAGAAAGAAGCAGTTGAGCCACTTAAGAAGTACATTGAATCTGCTAAGAGTAAGATGTTAGCCTACAATGAAGAGTTAGAAAGGGTACAACGTGAGGCAAATGAGAAACTAAGGATTGAATCTGAGAAAGCATTAGAAGATGCACCCTTTGATGTATTCAATACTTTAGCTGGTTACTTTGTTGACCAAGCAGTTAGCATCAATACTGAGCAACCTAAGAACATTAGGGTTACTAAGAAAGCAAGAATCAATGGTGAAGTGAACTGGTCAATGGTACTTAATGTATTATTTGCTGCTGAATGTATAGACTACCAAGACTTGCTCACACCACTTACAAAGGCTATGGAAAAGTGCGGTGTGGTGAAGATTGATGGTATTGAAATTTACGAACACAAAACACAAGTAATTCGATAAGTTATGATAGCAACTCAAGGAATGCAAACTGCAAGATTTTATGTTGATACAGATGTTGATACAAGACCTGAGATAATAAAACGATTAACTAAACCAAGAAATTACAAATCATCTATGGACACACAATTAAGCATTGAAGATAGAGTAATGTCAAATGGACATTCACCAAACTATTATTTTACTAAGTCAAATCATTTTGAGATTGTAGATATGTTTGAAAAGTATAGAATTGAATACAAATTATCTGAAACTGAATTTGCAAAACTTGCTGACTATTCAAGAAGTTGCTATATGCAAAAAGTAAAAGGTCAACATAGGTTTAGTAAATCATCATTTTATAGATTCTATGATGTATGTGATAAATTAGAAAAGAATGAAAATGATACATGGCATATACCATCTAAAGATATCCATGATAGAATGGTTGAATTTAGTGTAGATAGTTGCATCAACTTTTTAAAGGCTACTGGTGACTACAAGATATGCAAACGTGAAATCACTACTAATTGGATTGAGTTATGACACGAGACCAATTCGTTTACTTTCCAGCACTATCTTGCTCACGAATTAAGAAGCATTATACTGGTGACATCAGTTATGCAAAGGTAGCACTTGAGTTAGGTGTTAGCCTACATCATCAACTACTTGATTTGAAACCTGAACAAATGAACCTTGAGGCATACAATGTACACAAGGCAATAGCAAAGCACCCAGTAGCATCAAGGATTATGAACGGTGCAATCAATGAGCATCCAATGATTAAAGAGGTGCAAGTAGGTAGACATACCATAGAAGGTAAAGCAATGTTTGACATCTACAATTCACAACTTAATGTGATAGCAGACATTAAGACCACATCAGCAAGAACCTTAGATGTGTTTGCCTCTGACATGGTCAAGCACTACAACCACATCCAAGCTGTTTGGTATTCATTGATAGCTGGAATAGACCCTAAGAACTTCTTTTATATTGGTGTAACATCAAGGTCTAAAAGGTTAGGTAGTAACTCAGATACTATCTTAGTGTATCGACATTCAGACCAAGAAATATTAGAAGCACGTAAGTTAATTACTGGATACCTTGACCAAAACATTAATGAACTCAAATCACATTTTAATTCATCTTATAAATCGTAACTATGAAAAATGAAACTGCAATAGAAATCATACTTAGACTTCTTAAATTACATACTAAGTTAAACAAAGAATGCCCTGAGATATTAGAAGTCATAGAAAGCTACTTAGACATTGAACAGAATCAAATTACATCTGCTTGGAATGATGCATTTCTAATAGGTAAAAATGGATTCATTCTTGAAGATTATAGCAATGGCAAAGAATATTATAATGCAAAATATAAGAAGCCATGAACCATGAACTAATAGCACACATCGAATACCTTAAAGATAAGGATATGAGATTCAAGGTAATTGAGGAAAGATACCTTATTGCAGTTAGTAGATACTTTATGTGCGGTGGTGAACTGCCATCACACCAAATAGCTAACTATCTCGCATTAAACAACCATAGACTTACTTTAATGATTCAGGATAAGATGGCTCAAATGACTGGTGTAGAATTAAAAAATAATGCACCTAAAGTCAACATCTATAATTCACTTAAAGACTTAGAATATAAGTCACCAAGAAGTTATAGATACGAATGGCAGCCAGTATATGAATTAGATTACTATAACTACCTTGCAAACAATTCGAGAGAGCAAATTATTCATAATTATAAATTGTACTTACATGAGTCAAGAAGCAGAAATCTACAAGGTAATAGCAAGGTATCTAACACTCAAGCACCCAAAGGTAATATTCAGATTTGACTTTGCTGCTGGTCTCTATCTAAGTCCTTATATGGCAAATAAACATAGAGCGCAAAATCCAATCAAAGGTTACCCTGATTTGTTTATAGCTATACCTAAAGGTAACTTTGCTGGTCTATTCATAGAAATCAAAACTGACAAAGCAAACCCATTTAAGAAAGATGGTACATTGAAAGCCAATGAGCATACTGAAAGACAAGCAGAAGTATTAAAGGCATTGAATGAAGTTGGTTATGCTGCACTATTTTCTACTGGTGTAGACGAAACAATAAAAGTGATTGAGAGTTATCTTAATCAAGATTAATTTTGTAACTTAGTACCATTCAGAGGTCGAATCCTGAATGAATTGTAAAACATTGTCACCCTATGGTGACTGCGAGGTAAAGAGTAACATCTGAGCCGATTCGACCGCAGTCCTCATAGGGTATTTTTATTGTTATGAAACGTAAAAAGGCATTTCTATTATACCACGATTCTTATGATACAATAAGATTTTTGGATGATGAACAATTAGGTAAGCTAACAAGATTAATCTTTGAGTATAAGTTGTATGGTACATTTCCTGAGCCATCTAATATGCTATTCTTTGTATTCAATCCTATCAAACTACAATTAGATAGAGACAATGAAAGTTACTTAGAATCAATAGAAGCAAAGAGTAAGGCTGGTAAGAAGTCAGCAGAAGTCAAAGCATTAAAACAAATTCAACAGAGTTCAACAGAATCAACACGTGTTGAAAGTGTTGAGGTGTGTTCAACAGAATCAACTGATAATGATAATGTAAATGATAATGTAAGTGTAAGTGTTAATGAAAGAGAAATAGTTAAAGTAAAGAATAACAAAGAGCCAAAATCTATAACTGATTTTGTCAAGTTGATTGAGTCAGAGAAATACTTAGGAACTGATGTAACTCTTAATGCTACATTCATCAACTTTATTCAAATGAGAATCAATATGAAAAAAATACCTACTAAGAATGCAGTTGAGTTATTGACTAAGAAACTTAGAGACTTATCAAAGGCTAACAAAGATGTTGCTATTAAGATTCTTGAAAACTCAATACAGAATAACTGGGTAGGTATCTTTGAACTCAATAACAATAAGACTAACACCTTTGTCAAGTCACCACCAGTAGTCTTTAATCGTTCATCACAAGGTCAACACTATGTAGGTGACGATGTAAAATAGTTGTACGTACAAAAACTCAAAATCAATACGTACAAAAAAATAATTAAAAATAAAATAACTATGAAAAATCTATTAGTATCATTTTCGGGTGGTGAAACATCGGGCTTTATGGCTCAATGGTTAAAGAAACACTATAGAGAAATAGGATATGATAATATAGTATTTGTATTTGCAAATACTGGAATTGAAAATGAACAAACATTAGAGTTTGTTGAAAGATGTGATATTAAATTTGAATTGAAATTAAAATGGGTTGAGGCTTTAGTTTACCAAGATGAAAGAAAATCAACTGGTTATAGCTTAACCAATTTTGAATATGCTAAACGTAAAGGAGAGCCATTTGAATCTATAATTAAAAAATATGGTATTCCAAATCCAGCAACACCACATTGCACAAGGGAGTTAAAACAAAATCCTATAAAATCATTTGCCAAAATATGGTTTAATGATGAATATTATCATACTGCAATAGGTATTAGAAGAGATGAAACAGATAGAATGAATGCAGATTATAAAAAAATGGGTTTTATTTATCCTCTTATCAATAGTAAAATGATACCAATGACTAAACCTATGATAAACCTTTATTGGAAATCAATGCCATTTAGATTAGAGTTAAAAGGTTATCAAGGCAATTGTAAAACGTGCTGGAAAAAATCAGATAAAAAACTATTTCAAATTGCAAAAGAGAATCCATCAGCATTTGATTTTATGAATGAAATGGAAATCAAATATCCAATAGACCCATTAGGTCATAACAAAACATTTTTTAGATATAATAGGAGTGCCAAAGAAATATTACAACAATCAAAAAATTGGAATGGTAAAGTATTAAATGATTCAGATGTTTACAATTACCAACTTGACTTACTTGGTGGTGAAAGTTGTGAGGTATGGTCAGAATGTGGCTCATAAAATATATTGAATCTAAAATAATAAAGTATAACACAATCAAATAAAATAATACATTTGTAAAAATGACTAACCCACAACAAGCACTCATAGGCATACTTATGACTGGTGAAACCCATCAGGAACTTATACCACAATTAGGTGAGCATCTATTCAATGAGGTGCTTACCTCACGATGTTACCAAGTAATCAAGAAAGTAATTGACAAAGGTCTTACTCCTAACTTGGTGAATTTCTTTATGACTGCCAATGAAGTAGATAAGTTCACACCTAAAGAAACATCTGAGATAGTTACTTGGTCAAACAACCTAACCTACAATGAGCCAGTTAACGAATACATTGCTATCTTAAAAGACAATCACATCAAGCGTTCAATAGCATCAATTGTAATTGAGCAGTCATTAGGTCTTATCAATAACGATGGTTTTACAACTGCCACATCAATAATTAAATCTCTTACCAACCTACTTGATACTGGTACTAACTCAGATAATATCATTAACCTATCTGAACTAACCAATGATGAACGTGAGGCATACTATAGAAGAGCAGCACTAACATTATCGGGTAAGACTACTGGACTTGAGACTGGTCTAAAGTCACTAAATAAGTTTACTGGTGGATTCCATCCCGAATTCATAATCATTGCTGGTAGACCATCAATGGGTAAGACTGCATTAGCACTATTTCACGGAATGAAAAGTGGTGAGGCTGGTATATACTTTAATCTTGAGATGAATAAGAGTCAACTATGTCAAAGGTTAATACTTCAAGATGCTGGTGACACCATCCACTCTTCAAGGTTACGTGATGGTAACCTTAGTCAATCTGAGTTACATTCATTTGAAAAGGTAATAGGTAACATAGAGAAAGCACCATTCTTAATCTACGATAAGGCAAGGTGTGGAGTTCACGAGGCAATAAGGGTAATGAAGAGAGAACATCGAAAAGGTAGATGCAAGTGGGCTATTATAGACTATCTTCAATTGATGACCATAGAAGGCTTTAAAGGTGGCAATCGTGAGGCTGAGGTAGCTGAGATAAGTAGAACATTAAAAGCAGCACAAAAGGAACTTGGCATACCAATTATAGCACTTGCTCAGTTGAGCAGAGAAGTTGAAAAGAGACCTGACAAGAAACCAATATTATCTGATTTACGTGAGTCAGGTTCACTTGAGCAAGATGCTGACTCAGTTGCTTTTGTATGGAGACCATCATACTATGGATTGAGTGATGAAAATGATACACCATACACTAATCACATCTTCTACCTATTTGAAAAACATAGGCAAGGTGCTACTGGTGTGGTTGAGTTCAGGCACTCACCCAATATGACCAACTTTACTGATGTGGTTACTCACGACATTGGCAGCACTTACTTACCACAACCTAAAGACTTACGACATTATGCAGATAAAGACTGGGATAAAGAAACCAATGAACCTTTCTGAACCATTACCTTGTGAGTTTAACTACTACGAGATAAGAGGTGGTAAGTGCGAATTTGCAAAGGTGTATCATGGTAAGATATTTTGTACTAACAAAAAATGTAAATAAAATACAATGTCTAAAAAAGATTTAATATATAGCGACCAACTATCTATGTTTGGCTCTAAAGAAATAATAGGATTTGGTAATAAGGAATTTTGCATTAAAGAAATAGATAGAAATAAAGCTAACTCAATAATTGTAAAAAATCATTATAGTAAAAAGTTTTACAATGCTACCTATATTCATTTAGGTGTTTTTATGAATGATATTATAGTAGGTGTTTTGCAATTTGGTTACGCTATGAATCCAGCAAGTGCGGGTAGTGTTGTAAAAGATACTGAAATGAATCAATACTTAGAATTGAATAGAATGTGGTTAGATGATATAGCACCAAGAAATTCTGAAAGTATGGCTATTAGTTACTCAATAAAATACATTAGAAGCAAGATAAAAACAATCAAGTGGGTTCAATCATTTGCAGATGAAAGGTGTGGAGGGTATGGTATAGTTTATCAAGGTGCAAACTTTGATTATTATGGTGAACATACATCTACATTTTGGGAATTAGACGATGAAGTATATCACAATAGTATGATGACAAGTAGAAAAGCTGGAGGTAAAAAATATGATTTACTACAAGCAAATAAAGAAAGATGTACAAGTCATACTTTGAGACAATTCAGATATATATATTGGATTGACCAAAAATGGAAAAGTAAAGTATTATTAAAACAAAAACCATATCCTAAACACTATAACGAAAAAGTAAATGACAATCAATAAACAATGCAAAACGTAATCATATAATTACTATATTTGTTGACTATGGAACTAAAAAAGAAAGATAACAGAGGTGGTAAGAGGATAGGTGCTGGTCATCCCTTTAAGTATGGTGAACGAACAATTAACATCACATTTCGCATACCAACATCGCATAAGGCATTAATCAAGGTAATGGTCAAAGAATACCTTGATAAGGTGAGTGCTGAACACAAATCAATTAAACCAACTAAATCTGAACACTATGGCTGCTGAACAATCAGTTGTTGAACTAATCTACCAACAACAAAATGAACTTAACATTGATGAATTTATTGAATGGCTCAATTCAAACTATGATGGAATTGTATACCAGCATAAGAATGAAATCATGTCTGCTTATGACATCGGTCAAGAAGATGGTGAACAACATGGATTTATAAATGGTGGGGCATTAGAATTTTACAAAGAGCAGTATGGATAGTAACCTACTACTTATACCTTGTGCAATTGAATCAGTAGCCACAAGAAGAGATAAGACATTAAAAGTAGTTATTGGTACACAAGAACTTTCTCCAGCAAAGGCTGCTGAGTTATTCAACCAATGGACATCAGGTGTAGGTGTGATGGCATTCAAAGGTGAGTCATTCAATTACAATGATGAAGAGTTACTCAAATCAATCAAGATAGATGCTGAAGAGATGGGTAGTAAGACACCCAGTCAAAGGTTGAGGTCTTGCCTCTATGTATTGTTTGAACGCAACCCTGAAGGCTACCAAGATTTCAATAGCTACTATGCATCAATGATGGATAAGTTTATAGATATGGTCAAGAAACGAATTGACACCTACCAGTTATGAATAAGACCCACACCATAGAAGATTCAAGTGGTAATAAGTTAATTGCCAAACATAAAGATTCAATCATCAATCTATCATTGCTACTTGCTGATGGTAAGAAAAGACTCATAGGTCAGATTGATAAATCAACAAGGACATTAAGGCTAATAAGGTCAAGGTCTAAGCACCTTATGAGAGTTAATAATTCATACGGAATCAACTACTACCTGATTGAGAATGGTCAGACCTTTGACAAGGTTGAGATAGTAGATGAACAAAATAGTTGGTTGGTAACTAAAGACTATCTTATTGAACATTGCACAACAATGAACTTTAAGACTCAAGGATTCGAACTACAGAAATTCATATCACTTGACAAACTAAATTCTTTTGTAACTTTGTAATTCAAACAGATACCTATGCCACTCATACAAGGAGATACATACGAGGTAATCAATAAGAACATTCAGAAGTTAATCAAAGAAGGTTACGAACCAAAACAAGCAGTAGCCATTGCTTATGCTGAAGCAGAAAAATCAAAACGTAAAAGATGAATACTCAAGACGAACCTAACAAGGGAGGTAGACCAACTAAGTATAAGGAGGCATTCAATGACCAAGTATTTGAAATGGCTCTTCTTGGTTTGTCCGATAGCCAAATGGCAAACATCTTAGGTATAACTGAACAAACATTAAACAATTGGAAAACCGAACACCCAATGTTTTTTGAGTCGTTAACGCAAGGGAAAGAGAATGCAGACGGCAAAGTAGCCAAAGCAATGTACAAACGTGCATTAGGTTTGACCATCATTGAAGAGGCATTGACTAAGGATGGTCAGATAGTACAACTAAGAAAAGAACTGCCACCCGATACACCAGCAGCAAAACATTGGTTAGCCAATCGTCAAAGAAAACTTTGGGCAAACAATGGTGAAAGCACAATGTACACTACAGAGCCATTGATTATCATAAGGACTGAGGGAGACAAAGATGAATGAGTTATGGAAAGTATTTGAGACTGGTTACGAGGTTTCAAACTTAGGCAATGTTAGAAGCATTGATAGAATAGTTACAACATCTAAGAATCAATTAAGATTGAAGGGCAAGATGTTAAAACCAGCAATAGATAATAAAGGCTATAAGAGATTTGCCATAATGAAAGATGGTAAATTAATTACTTATAAACTGCATAGGATAGTTGCTATGGCATTTATTGACAATGAATATAGTAAACCACAAGTTAACCATATTGACGGCAATAAATTAAACAATGCAGTTGATAATCTTGAATGGGTCAATAACTCAGAAAATCAAATACACGCATATAAATTAGGTTTGAGTAAATCTAATAGACTGCACCTACATCATAGATGTAAACAAACTAAAGAAGGCATTGAGGCAATAGTTGATTTGAAATCTAAAGGAGTTAAGAATCAAATTATAGCAGATATGTTTAATTGTTCTATTTCATCAATAAAGAGATTAAACAAAGCATATGTCATTCAAACTAACTAAGAGACAAACTAAAGCCTACGATATGGCTATCAACGGATACAAGAAGGTTATTGTATTCGGTGGTGCTATACGATGGCTGCCCCTTGCAGAAATGTAAGGGGGAAAGAATAACGTGGTGGTAAGACATACTGGTTGCTACTAACACTATCATCACTCTGTTTACTCTACCCACGCTCAAGATGGGTAATCATTCGTAAGACCTTACCCGATTTAAAGAGGACTACCTTTCCATCATTTAGTTCAATACTTAACGATGGATTGAATCAATACATTAGTTCATGGAATCGTGAGACCAATGTAGTTACGTTTACCAATGGTTCAGAGTTAATCTTCATGGCTGAATCATTTGATGATGATAAAGACTTAAATAGATTTAGAGGACTTGAGGTAAACGGTGCTGGTCTTGACGAGGTAAACGAACTACAAGAAGCAACATTTTACAAGGTTCAAGAAAGAATAGGTAGTTGGAATAAAGCATTAGGTCAAGCACCAATAGTATGTTTGGCTACTTGCAACCCAGCTAACAACTGGGTGAAGTCAGTTATCTACGAAAGGTGGCGAAATGGTACATTACCTGATAAGTGGTCATACATTAACTCACGTATCACAGATAACCCATACATAAGTCAAGACTACTTAGAGTCACTTAAAGAACTACCACCAATTCAGTATGCACGATTTGTTGAAGGTGATTGGGATGTAATGGATGAAGTTAATAATCCATTCTTATATGCTTGGGATGATGATAGACACATTGACGATTCCTTAACCATCAATCCTAACCTACCAGTATTCATCTCAGTCGATTTTAACATTAACCCACTCTCAGCACTAATCATTCAGCAACACATAACTAAAGGTTGTTCAGTAGTTGGTGAGATAAACATTGACAAAGGTAGCATTGATGCATTCTGTGATTATGTTGAAAGTCTTAATGTACCTCGTGGTCTACTTAGGATAACTGGTGATGCGATGGGTAATGGTAGGAGTATCCAACAACGTGATAACTCAAGTGCCTATACCCAAATCAAAAGAAGGTTATACCTTGCTGACTCACAGATAATCATACCAGCTAACCCTACGCACTATAATAGTCGAATAGACTGCAATAACGCATTAACAAGACTTGATGTAAAGGTCAACTCAGTTAGGTGTAAAGGATTCGTTTATGATGCTAAACAAGTACAATGTAATAGTGATGGTGGTATAATAAAGTCAAACAGAAAAAACTTATCAGAGAGGGCAGATTTTCTTGATTGTTTCCGTTACTTTGTAAATTCAATTTTAAAAAGATACCTATGAGCATTTGTTCACCTTGTTACGATTCAGGTAGTTATGTAGATGTATGTGCTACTGGTCTAACCTTTGGAGTAGCAGAACCCGATACATCATACCTTGTTTGCATCCAGTATAAGGCTACTGGTCGCATTCAGACCTTTGTATCCATTAGTGATGAGTTTGGTAACATTACCATTGAAGGTGTGTTAATCGACCCATTACAAGGTTATACGTTATGGATAACAACCGATACACCAAATGGTACAAGACAAGACTTGACCATAGGTGAAGACACCTACACGTGCATTGACTTTAGCATTGCGGTAACTGATACTGAACCATCAATAGTTAATCTAACACTATGAGCAAACTATATGCAATAATCAAAGGGTGGTACTACTACCTGACTGCAAGTTCTAAGAATAAGAAGTTGAGTAGTGAACGAACTGCAATATGTAATAACTGCCAACATAGGTATAAGAGATTAAACCTTTGTAATGCTTGTGGGTGTTTCCTACCAGCCAAAACAAGGGTAGAAGATGCACAATGCCCACATGAATACTGGTGACCTATGGCTAACTTTATCATCTTACAATCTACATTGATTGAGTATAATAAGAATATTGAAGATGAAGAGTTACAAGAATTATCATCAATTGACTTAGGAGACTGCAAGGTATTAGTCAATGTCAATGCTATAATGATGGTCATAGAGAATCAAGGAACTACAATACTAACCTTAACCAACTTAGATAGGTTGGTTAGCAATAACACAATAGATGAAGTTATTCAGAAAATTAATGCCTCACAAGTTGTGGCATCGATTCAATAGATGGAATAAAAAACAAACCAGTTACAATCTTGTTAAGGTATTCACTCAAGATGGGTATAACTATCTTAGATTCCCTAAAGAGACCAATATGCCACTTGAAAGATTCTCAATGTCGATGGCATTACTTGAAAGACTTAGTTCAGGTATTAGTGGTTCAGAGATGGAAGGTATCTTAGAAGGTATGGAGAAAGCATTAAGTGCTGGTCTATCCAACCCTAAGAACGCAGCATTAGTTGCTACCTACATTCACATCATACGTGAACGTCAAGACACCATCATACATCGTGACCTACTGCTCAACATAGCTGCTACATGGATTATACGTGATGATGAAGACCCAACAATAATCAATAATGATATTCACAAAGAAAAACTTGATGTATTCGAAAAGATGTGCAAGGAGGGTTCACACGATTTTTTTACACGGCTGGGTATAGAGCCGCTAATACCCTTAATGTCTATGTCTCCAAGCGACTTTCAGAAATTATGGGAGTACAACGTGGAAGCACAACGCAACCTAATCAAAGCATTGACCCACTTAGATTCAGTCCACGATACAGAGCGACCGAAACGACAACGAGAATTAAAAATCAAGTGATGACAATAGTTGACGGTGATGTAATGTCATACAATCAACTAATGCATAGTGATGTTGATTTATTTATTACTAAATTTGAATCGTTCATAAAATCTCAACAACGTGGCAATAGTATACATTGAATATGAAGCGAAAGCAGCATCACTTAAAAGTGTAACTGATACTATTATCAATGCTAATAAACAGATTAGTGACTCTGCTCAGACATCAGCTAACTTAGCTAATGAAGTTTATAAATCAGTAGGTAAATCAATTAGTGCTGCATTTGCATCTAAAGATGTACAAAAATCACTTGATGCAAATCTTAAATCAATCAACTCTTCTAAAGATTCAATTGTTAAATTAAATGATGAATCAGTTAAATATGCTAAAGCTGGTGCATCATTAGCATATGGTATTAAGAATACTGGTATTGAAGCATTAAAAGCAAATAAAGAAATTAGTAGTCTACAACAAACTATTTTCACTTTAGGTAAGAATAGTAACAATACTGGTGAAAAGGCACAATCATTAAAGAGTAGGTTAGCAGCATTAAAAGAGCAGATAAATCAATTAGATGAAGCAGGTCTATCGGGTAGTAGTGCATTTGAGCAACTATCAGTAGAAGCAGGTCAATTGGCTGACCAAGCAGGTGACACACAAGAAAGGATTAGAACATTAGCATCTGATACATTTAAGTTTGATGCAGCCATTGGTGCAGTTAAAGGTCTTGCATCAGTATTTGCAGTTGCACAAGGTTCTGCTGCATTATTTGGTATTGAAAGTGAAGACCTTAACAAGTCTATAGCACGAACACAAGCATCAGTAGCCCTACTGACAGGACTTAATGAGATTGCTAATTTAGTAGCAGGTCAAGGTGCTACCAAGATAGCCTTACAGAATATATTCCTAAAAGATAAGGTAGTAGTGACAAATGTTGCTACTGCATCTGTTGTTGCATTAACAACTGCTGAAGAAGGTGCAGCGGTAGCAACATTAGCCACAAAGAAGACTCTTGACTTATTAAAGGTATCTATCGCAGCAACTGGCATAGGTGCATTCGTTCTTTTGTTTGGTGCTTTGTATAAAATATACGAACAGAATGCAGAAGCCAATAAGAAATACAAAGAAGCATTAGACGAATCAGAAAAGTCAATTAAAAATAATAAAGAAACATTAAAAGAATTTAACAAGACTCAAGAAACGGCAAAAGATAATTTAGATATTTTACTTAATAAAGAAACTGCAACATCTGTAGCAAGAAAGAATGCATTGAAAGAACAAGAAGATGCTATTAAAATTGGTATCTTACCACAAGTTATTGCTATACAAAATTTAGTTGCTGAACAAAAGAGATTAGAAGAGCAGATAAAGAAAAATGATGAGGCATCAAGAACTGCTAACAAAGCAGCACGATTTGATGCAGAAGGTAAAGTAGCATTGGCTGGTCAAGAAATTGCTGCTGACAATACTGCAAATGAAGAGAAGTTGGCAAACATAAAAAAGGCATTAATTAAAACCAATGCAGCAAAAGCCGAACTTACTAAAGAAGGTAATGAAACTGCACTTGCTATTAATGCTGAATTTGATAAGAAAGAATTAGATGAACAAACTGAAAAGAACAATAAGTTAAATGATGAATTGTTAAAGTCTGCATTAAACAGATTAAAGATTAGACAATTGACATTTGGTGAATCGGTTCAAACATCAATTGATATAGCTAAGAAAGAATCAGAAATTGAGATTAACTCAGCTAAAGGTAGTATCAAGAATGCAAAGTTAAGAGCATCAACCATTGCATTAATTCAAGCACAATTAGCAAATACTATTTCAAAAATTAATCTTGAAGCCACTAACAAAGCAATAGAAGATGAAGTTAAGTTAATCGAGGCTAAAAAGGTTTTGAATACTGCTACAATTGAAGATGAAATTAAACAAGCAAATCTTTCTTTTACTGCTGAAAAAAATAGTCTTGAAGCAAGAATAAAATTAAATCAAGCAACAGATGCTGACCTTGAATTACTCAAGGCTAATCACGAAAAAAAGATTATAGATATAACCAGCAGAGCAATTCAAGAAGAATACAATTTAAGAGTTCAGGCATTTGAATTAAGAAAATTGTTAGGTGCTACTACTTTAGCAGAAGAATTGAGTTTGATACGTGCAAGAGGTGAAGCAGAATTGAAAGCAAATGAATTATCTAATAGTTCACTTGAAGTCAAAGAGGCTAATAGAAAGACTATCATAGCTAAGACTGATGCTGACATCACTCAGGCAAAAGTAATTGAGGCAAACAAACGTATTGACATAGACAATGCAGAAAACCAAGCAGCACTTACATTAGGTATTGCAACATCTGAACAAAGAATAAAATTGATTGAAGATGAAGGTCAGAAAGCATTAAATTTACTTGATAAGAAACTATTAGGTGAAGAGGCATACAATGCAGCAGTCATCAAGATTAATGCAGATACTACTGCTAAATTAAATGCAGAGCAACAAGCACGACTTGATAAGGTATTTGAATATGCTAATGCTATTGGCAACTTATTTTCTTCAATTAATGAATTAAGTAAACAATCAACTGATGAAAGAATTTCTTATATAACAGAATCAAGTAAAAGAGAACTTGATGCAATTAATAGTTCTGAAGCATCAGAAATTGAAAAGGCAAAATTAAGAGTTGAATTAGAAAAAACTACAACTAAAGCAATTGCAGAAGAGAAAACTAAACAAGCAAATAGAGATAAGGCATTAGCAATCTTTCAAGCAATAGTAGCAACTGCAAGGGCAGTAGCAGAGGCATTACCAAACATACCATTATCAATCTTGGTTGGTGCTGCTGGTTTAATTCAGATATCTGCAATTCAAAGTCAACCAGTTCCTAAGTTTGAAAAGGGTGGTGAGATTGGCGGTAACAGACATAGTCAAGGTGGCACGATGGTAGAAGCAGAGCAAGGTGAGTATATCGTTAATAGAAAACAAACATCAGCCCACAGAAGAGAATTGAATGCATTAAATCAATCCTCAGATGCCTTTAAGAAGCTAATCAATGAAAGGTATGTTAGACCAGCATTGATGAACTATATGTTAGGTTCTAAATCTAAAGAGATGGGTGTTAATGTGAATGCCACCCTAAACTCAAAAACTATGGAGGCTGAACTTAAAGGATTGAGAAAGGACATGAGACAATCAAAGGCACGTTATAACAACTCAATTGATTCAAGATACCAATGGCAGTAGACATAAGATTCTTAATTGATGGTGCTGATAGAGGTCAACCAACTAATGCTAATGAATTTGGTTTTACTATAGCAGAAGAGTCAACTATTAACGCTCGTATAGTTTCCTTTAATAATGAACTTAACTTTACTGCTGGTGCATTTGAATACATCTACAATAATTTAATTGATACTGGTGGTTGTTCATTGATTGATGTTGAGGTACAATATATTTGTGATGGTTTTTGGAAGAAATTAACTAAGGGGTATATAGTAGTTAGTGAATGTACATTTGACATTGATAGGTGTAGTGTTTCAACTAAGTTATACGATGATTCATTTTCAACTAAGATTAATAACAATAAAAGTATTCCATTTTATAGTAATTCTCCTATAACAAAAAACTTGCAACCAATAGTAACACCAACTATTTATGATGTTGCATTTTTTAATCCATCTAATGGAAACTTTGACATGGGAAACCTTGTTGGATGTATCAAGATATATGATGCATTGAAGTTTCTTGTTAGTTGTATGAGTGATAATTTTGTAGATTTTGAAAGCGACTACTTCCGCAACCAGATTGATAGCGTAGGATATGGCAAAACTCTGATGATGACAAATGGTTTAGCCATTAGAACTCCAAACCAATCACCTACTCAGATGACCTTTGATAAGTTGTATCAAGCACTTAACAAAAAGATAAGATTGGGAATGGTGATTGAAAGACAATCTAATGGTAGACCATTATTAAGAATTGAAAATTATGATTATTTTCAACAACTTAACCCTTCAGCAAACTTATATGACCAACCTGATATAAAGATGGCATTTGATAAGACTCAGCTATATGCGGCTGTGAACTTTGGCTCTGACCCATTCTTGTATCCATCACAATGTAATGGTGGTGCTGGTGGTTGTTTATTTCCACAGATTGCATTTCGTGGATTTAGAGATGAAACCTTTGGTATACTGGGAGATTGTAATACATCTAATGTAATGGATTTGAAAAGTGGAGATGTTGTTTTTGATACTAATGTAATTGATGATATGTGGAGGTATAATAATGACCAGTATGATTTGGGAATGGTACTTGTTGATGCAAACTTTTATGGGTCAACAGAACCAATTTATGCAGATGACCAAGACCCATTAGGTATAGGAGGTCATGTATATAATGCCGATTACATAAATGAACAAGTATCTCAGAACTGGCTTGGTGGTTTTCCTAATAGCTTATTTCAATATTTATCTGTTGCATTTAATCCATATGATACTATAGTAATTGCTAATTCAAATTACAATCCATCTTCTTACCCAAATTTTCAAATAAACTTTGGTGGTAATTTAAATTATAGCGGATTTAATAGTAGCTACCTAGTTTTTGGAAATCAATTTTTTGACCCTAATAATTTATTTGATGGTCAAACATATAGTGTACCATATACTGGTCTTTATCAAGTTGAAGGAAGCATTGCATTTGGTGCTGTTCCACAAATTGCTGCAAGATTTAAAGGTAGAAGATTTCAAGCATTAATAAGAAGATTTGATTCTTCAGGTACATTGGTACAAACAACTTATGGTGCATTATCACCAACATATCTTGGTTTATCAGTAGCATATTGTGATTTTGATATACAAGTAGCTTGTAATCAAACTGACTTAATAAGAATTGATATTGTAGGTAATTTTGTTGCAAATGTAACAACTTGCGACCAACCAGTAATAAATTCTGTTAATGTAAGTGGTCTGTCAAGAGCAACAAGATTATATATAAAAGGAACTCCATTTGAGCCAAGTGCATTGGTTGAAGTTGACCCTAACTCAATTAGAAGATTATTGTATAAGTTTGACCGACCATTAACGATGACTGAGATTGAGCAGATACTTGATAACTCTTCAAGACCAATTTCATTTGGTAGATGGGATGACCCGTTAAGAGTTATTAAAGGATACATCAAGAAGTTGGATGTCAAAAGCATCATTGAACAAGAAGCATCATTTGAACTTAAATCAAACAAGATACTAAGATGAGTTTTATATCTATACCCAATCAGCCTATTATATTTCATACACAAGATGACATACTAACACCTTGTATTGAATGTGGGAGTAATGAATATAAACAATTGATTGATTTTAATGACCAAATATTCTTTCAAGTGGAGTCAACACCTTGCCCATTGTCGGTGCTGTATGCTTATGATACATTTCAATCAGGGTGGGGCAACAACCTTGAAGATAATACCATTTGCAGCGATGATGTTATAGATAGCGGCATCTATGCTATTTCATTAACAACCAACTACACCTACCAACTTTATCAAGTGACGTTCACCATCTTGACATTGGAGCAAGGCACATTGAATGTTGAAATGTATGGAAGTAGTAGTTATCAGATAACATTAGCTGGTACTTACACGCTGTTCTTTGCCAATCCAACAATCACTGGCAACAGCATGACTCTTGTGTTTCAGACTCCCAATATCAATGGATGGGTAGGCTGTCTGAGCACAAGCGGAATCAAAGTTGAAGGTCTTGCATCTGGCAATCAGATGAAGGTGGGTATTGTGGATGCAGAGACATTGGATACGGTTGATATGATTGCTCCGCTTTACACGCTTAAGGACAATAAGATAACATTTGCCTTTGACTTGACGGATGTAGAGCTTGGGGCAGGGTGCTATCGATTAGCCATGACAGACTTCTGCACCAACACCTGTGGGCAGAACTATGTTTTCAATGGCGTGTTTAGCGATTCTTTAGGAAGGGTGGCAGGATGGACTCCAAGCAACGCACTTGTGACTCTAAGCGAAGGGTCGGTTGCGTTTGGTTTTTCATTAAGTTCACAACAAGCTACAATAACTCAAAGCATAAGCAATGACTTATGCGATGGCTTGCAGTATAATGTGGGTGTGTTCATCGAGAGCCGCAGCAATGTGCGCATTTATGTAAAAGTTGGAACAGAGGAGGTGCAAGTATTTGGCACTGGATATCAGACGGTGCTTATCACTGCCGATGGCAACAACCCACTTGAGATATTAGTTCAACAATTTGGTGGATTACCTGCCGCCGCAATATTGAATTATGTTGACATTCAAATTGCAGAATCCGACATACAATGGGATATGTTTAGTGACATACTTACAATTGGTGACTATAATGATTCATGCAAATACTTTAAGATTGAAGGGTGTAATGCTCAAGACCAATTCAATTTAGCATTTGGTGGTTCATCATTTTTACCAATGATAAGACTTGAAGGCAAAAGGTCAAAGGCTCAATACGTGACCAATGCTAACACATTTAGATATGCATCGGGTAAGTGGTCAGCTAATTATGTCAATAGATTAAAACAATGGACATACTTTTTTGGTAGACTACCTGAGTATGTACTTGACTTTCTTTCTACCATCTTTTACTATGACAATTGCTATGTCAATGGTGTGTTGATGTTTCCACAAGACAATGCATTTCCTACTATTGAATGGCAAGATGCAGATACCTACTTAGGTTCGTTTAACATTGACTTAGTTGAGAAAGAAAATAAGGTTGTTAAAGTTCAATGTGGTGACTCAGATGCTGATTGCTTACCATCAATATTAGATAACTCTAATGAACCATTCTTATTAACTCAAGACTTAAATAGAATGACTACTGAAGACTCAGTTAATTTGTATCAAGAATTTTAATTATATTTGTAAATCTTTTTGCGCCCCGTAGGTTTAAATGTTACAACCTTAAATAGTAACATCAATAACTTTAAATCTATACACAATGGGCTGTGCCTCTTATTGCGAATCTGGACTTGAAGCACACGATTTAGTTACGTGTGGCGAGTACAAACTTGGCGGAGTTTCCGCTATTATCATCGGTGCTTGTGGTGCGGTCTTAGTTGACCCTACAAGTCCTGAAGAGATTGAAGAAATGCTTATTAGTGGTGATGCAGTATTAGTTGAAGATATTCGTTTTGCTCTACCAGCTGGTTCACCAATTACGGTTGACTCACCAGTAGGTTGTGGTACTACAATACGTATCAATGAAGATAGAACTGCAACTCTTTATGATGCCAATGTAACTGACCAAAACAATGCATTCTATAATTCATTAAACCAACAAAAAGTAGGTTGGATAATGGCTTATCTATGTGACTCAGGAAAGGTTATTTACATTGACCCACCAGTAGGTATTACTACATCAGCTAACTTTATTATCCCTGAACAGAACAACGAATTGCAGAGATATGAAGTTACTTTCTCTTGGAGAGAAAAAAACATTCCAACACAATTTGCTGCACCCGCTGGATTGTTCAATTAATGGAATTGGAAACTAACACTAAAGATATTACCACATCTTCTAATAATACAGAAGGTGTGGTACTATTTGCATTCGGCAAGGCTGGATATTATCAAGCAGCATATAACCTTGCCTATTCAATTAAATACCATTCGCCATCAGTTAAGATTGCACTCTTTGTTGATGATATTAAAAAGTGCAATTCATCAACCTACGATATTAATAAGTATGTTGATTCAATAAGCGAAATAGAACATTCTGACCTTTATGTTGATGGGAAATTTGACCCAGCAATGTTAAAGGTTTCTATATATAAATACCTACCATTTAAAAACAATCTATATCTTGATGTTGATGCAGTTTGTCTTAAAGACATTCAACCACTCATTGATGATTTGATTAGCACTAAAAGACATTACATCAGTCATTGTGTAGGGTATCATACTATTGATTTAGGTCGTGATATATTATTAATGCAATGGGCATGGGCTGATGATATTTGGGAGCATTTCAAATTAGACCATGATGCTATCTTACCAGCTATCAATAGCAGCCTTCAATTCATTAAGAAGTGTAAAGAGTCCAAAGATTTATTTGGTGTTGTTAGAATCCTTTATACGACTAATCAACTACCTACAAAAAGATTAAGAATGAAGTGGGGTGGTGGTCAGCCCGATGAACTATACATGAATGTTGCATTGGCTATGACTAAGTACGACCCATCATACAAAAATGATGGTATAGTAGGTGGTGGTAAATCTGAGACTGGGTTTATTCACTTTGCTAATAAGCGTGGTTTGACATTTGAAGAGGTAGTAGATAACTTTTACTTTCAATCATATTTTGGTGGTCGTAACTTTACATCAAGATTCTATACAGAATGGTTAGAAAGGCTGCTAAAGGTCATGATGAAATCAGAAAATAAAACACATCAATTTCAGATAGATAGAATCATAGGTCAGAAATACGTTAACAGATAATTTATGTATAAGCCAACTAAAAAGAAGCCTAAGAAATGAGTCAGATTGAAAGACATGAATGGAACTCTGAGATTGAAGTAGGTCAATTTTTAGCAGCACTTGTTAAGATGTCCAAGTATGATACCATTCTTGAGATTGGAGTATTTGAGGGTGAAACGTCACAAGCATTAATAAAGGCTCTACCTAAAGGTGGTCAATATGTTGGTATTGATATCAATGATTATAGAACAGATGCAACCAAGTTGTATATGGCAAAGGGTGGTAAGTCAATTGATTTTATCTTAGGTAACTCACACAATGAATTAAGAACATTACCAACTCAACATTTTGATTTAATATTTGTTGATGGTGACCATTCTTGGGATTCAATACTACCCGAATTTAATTTAGTTGAAAAGTTGGTTAGTGATGGTGGTGTAATTGCTTACCATGATACAATTCACATAGAACACCCTAAAAGAATTATTGAGTATGCATCACAACATAACTATAACACAACAACATTAAACACACCTGAAGGTCGTGGTATAACATTAATCACTAAAAAATAAAACTATGAAGCCTACATTTTGTCGTTCTAAGTCATGTGGTTCACACATCATAAATACTACAACTCCTAAATCAGTAGCATAATGGCACTCTCAATAGAAGAGGTAAATAAGATAGTTAATAAGTTTGCTAAGAAACACAAGGCATTCGAAAATGACAAGTCAAGGTCTGCAATCAATCCTATATCAAAACGTAGGGTAGGAATGTACCAGTATCCCGAATATTGGGATGGGTATAATTTCTCTGCTATGATGTATGATTCAATCTTACCTCATGCACGTGCTGATGTATACCCTGAACATCTTCTATCTGTTAGAAGTCCAAACCAAACAGAAGCACAATATGAGTACATCAAAGCTAACTACAAGGCTACTACTCTTAATGTCTTTGAAGATTTTAAGGCTACTATTAGTCGTGCATTTGCTGACCAAAACTGGTCAATTAATGTTAGACCTGAGATAGATGAACGATTTGGTGAAGACACCTTTAGTAGATTCATTAATGAAGAGATTGAAAAGTTTGGTAGTGTTGAGGCATTTGTAAAGTCAATGCTACCTACATTAAAGTTGATTGACCCTAATGGTATCATTGCCATCGAACCTGAAGACTTTGATATTGAAAGTAATGATAATGGTGAAGAGGTATTGATGGGTAACAACCTAATTAAACCAATGCCATCTTACTACAATTGCAAACGTATCGTAGGTCAAGAATATGGTAGATGGTACTTAGTGATTGATGAAGATAATAGTTATGTTAAGGTAGGTAGTAAGACTGAAGAAAGTGGTATCATACTTGAGTTATTTGATGATGTTAACATTTGGAGAATTGAGCAAGTAGGTAAGAAGAGTGACATGACATTTGGTGAACCAGTTGTTTACTTTCAGCATGACTTAGGCTATGTACCTTGTAGAAAGTTGATGGGTACACCACTCTTAGTTAATAATGAATTGGTGTTTCAATCTCCATTCATTACAGCAGTTCCTTTACTTGACCAAGTGGTTCTTGATGAATCATACTTACAGATGTCTAAGGCTACAAGTGCATTTCCTTTCATGGTTGCTCTTGGTGAAATATGTGAGTTTGTAGATAGAGAGGGTAACCGATGTGATAATGGTCAAATCTTTGACCCTATTGGTGGTGGCTATCGTACTTGTGGAAGTTGTAGTGGTGCTGGTGTTAAGAGTCGTTTTTCACCTACTGGTATGCTATTGGTAAAACCTAAGACATCAATGAGTGAGGGTGACTCAGGTCTATCAGGTGACTACATGAAGTTTGTTAGTCCACCAATGGACACATTGACCTTTCTTAGAACTGAGATTAATACTCAAATGGATAAGTCAAGGAGTGTACTTCATCTACCTTCAAGTGATGCTGCTGGTACTATTGGTGAGGCATCAACTGCTACTGGTTCACTTAATAAAATGAGAGCCTTGTATGCGTTCGTTAAACCTATC